AAGGGAAGCGGTGCCCCATCCGAAGATGTTTGTTGCTTATACCAGTTACAGTTTAAGGACCGTAGTCATGATGGACTACACACATGTTCTCCTGTGTTTAAGGTTCGGACCAGTTGGGTTTCTTACATCCACCCCGGACGCCCGCGCTAAAGCGGGTGGCTGTGTTATGTCCGTCACAGCTCACGGGTACAGGCGACGTTTCGTTGTTAACGAATTGAAGACGTGTCTCCACCTAAACTCCAACCAATCGGTTGATTTTATATTTTATTTGTTACGGTTATTTTTGTTTTTATTTAAAGTCGCGCTCTATCGACGGGTATACATTATCCTAAATTACATATGTACACAGTGCAGTTTTCTGGTGGGGGTTGCTGCCCTTTGTCAGCTTAACTATATTCTGCAGGGACGTTGGTGATGTATAAATCCCCAAGTGTGGCAGAAGTTAAACTTCCGTAAGAAATGGTGACAAAAGCATTTGCTCCTGCCGTGACGGTAACCAACAAGCTGAGCATGTTGTCAGTGCTGTTATACGCGCTGGCATATGAAGTGGTGTTGTTTCTCCATATCTGCCGCACATTGCAGCCTGAACCGGTTGAATAACCAGGAACAGTTGTGGCTGTGGAGTTGTTAGCATAGACCACCATGTAAGAGGCTCCGACGTTTGGCCCGGTAGGGAAACTAATGGATTGTCCATTTAAGGTGGTTCCTATGGTGTCAATTCGCTTTGTTGCGGTACCAAGAGGGGAAGCTGTGGTCATTGCGGTTAACGTGTAATGAGCCAAGTCAGCCCCGAATAGGTTGCTGGAAGTGCTCAGGGCGGGTTTGAAAAACTCGATGTCATAGGATACCCACAGCTCGCCTATGGTGTTACCAGTGGATTGCATACCTTGGGTAGCAATATGGACTGTGGCTATATCATATAGCTTCACGTCTTGATTGGCGCTAAGTGGCCCAGATCTTAAGTATTGAATACTCATTGGGTTTTCTTTGGGACTGCACTCAACTGGCAAGTACATGTCACATGATGGTGACGAGTCCACTGACCAATGCTCATTTAAGAAAAGAGCTTTGTTCAAGGGGGCTGGTAGATCTGATCGATACTGTGCCACCATCATAACCGAACCTAGTGCCGTATTGGTGCTCGCTAGGGAATCCCCACTTGTTGCCTTGTAGGTGTAAACTAGGCCCTTGATTCTGTACTCCTGGAAATTTCCTGCGATTGCGGAAAGGTACGGAAAGGTAGCGTCCAATCCAGGATTTACATTGAAGGATTGTTGAACGGCATAGGCTGTAGAACCAACTATGTCGCACAAATACTCCTTGTGTCTGATCCGGAAGCTGTTGTTGGAGCTGTGCATCACTGGAACTTGTTGACCTGAGCGCCACAAGGTGTTTTGGTTCATCTTGTAGGCTCCTTGGCCTAGGAATTTGCTGCCTTGTGCAGCTACTTCTCTTCCTATATACGCGCCTGCAGCAACGCCAAATGGGTTACCTGTAAGAGCGCCCAAGGATCCGCCAGCTGCAATTCCTAGAGATCTAATGATTCTGCCCAACCCAGTAATTTCTGAGTTGGTTGGTTTGGCCTTTTGCTTGTTGTTTTTGTTTTTGTTAAATTTTACTACTTGTTTTGTCATTGTATTGGATACCACATGACATAATGGGACTGTTCATCCTAGCGGCACTCTATGAGGTGATCCGTGCAGTCTCTCGGCGTTCTGTTTAGCACGGTGTCCGTTTTGGTCAATGACCCGCTAGGACCCAATGAGCAGTTTAAAACTTGCCCAGGTTATAGGTTGAGTTTGAGCTTCCCAGGCTATGAGCCTGCTAAGCAGGCTTGAGCAGGCGGTCGTTGAAGACAGCTGGAGCTGTATCCACTACACCGCCTAGGTTTAAGTGATCGAAGTATTCTTCCATTGCCATTTGAGCAATTGGAGTTATTTTGAAAGCCCTCCAAAAGGAGACTCTTGCTTCTGATTGGACTGGCATGTAACATCTATTCATGTTCTTGGCCATCCAAAACAACCCTGACTTCATGCAAGGGTCATTCACTAAGGGTTTAGCTCCAGCCGAATATCTTAAGTAGCAGTTATAAAAACTTTGCCAGATAGGTATCCCTCCGGCCAAACTCATTCCTCCTTTTCCAACACTTGCTGCCCACCTTTGGGCGAGCTTTTGGTTGGTTAAGGGTTTAATGGAAATGCAGTCTTTGGCTATGCCCGTATGTATGTTTCTCACCATGATATAATTTGTCCCATCGAATAAAGGATGGCATTGACAAAATTCGATTTCCTCGAATCGGTAAACCGGTTTCTCTACTTTCATGTTGAAGCCTAATTTCAGGAAATATGGAGTAAGGTCATCAACCTGGTGCATTTCGTCTTGTTCCACGATTAGCACACAGTCGTCACCGTTGTTTGCCAGTTCAAATCTTGT